CGCAAGGCTGGCGCAGTCCGCATCGAACAAACCGAACCGCAGCCCGGTGAGCCGCTGCGACTCAACGGCATCGCCGCGAATTGGGAGCGATACGACATGGGCAACTGCTACGAGCGTCTCGAGCCGACATGCTTTGACGCATCGATCAAAGCCGACGGCGACAAGATCGCTTTGCTTTGGAACCACGATACGGCAAAGCCGATGGGTCGCGTGAGCGCAGGCAACCTGAAGGTCTATGCAGATCGTTCGGGTCTGTGCTTCGAGTGCGATCTGCCCGACACCGACACAAGCGAGGAAGCGCACGCGCTGGTGCGCGCAGGCATTGTCACGCAGTGCTCGTTCGGGTTCATCTGCCTAAAGGAAACCTACGAGCCACCTGCCAAGGGCGAAACCAAAGGCACGCGAGTTGTGCAACTTGCCAAACTTCTTGAGGTATCCGTGGTCACCTTCCCGGCGAACAGTTCGACCAGCGTCGAGGCTCGCGCCGAGCAACCAAAAGGGAAAAAAAGAAAAATTTACTTGCCTCCACAATTTTGATCTAGACCCCTTGCGAGCGAAAATTCGCTTGAGATAATGGGCTGCATAACTGAATAGAGCCTCGACCGACGCTGCCTGACGGCGATCGATCACGAGAGCGGACTTCCGCGAACTCCCCGAGAGCACGCTGGCCCGATGCGTACTTAGACCTTCCGCATTTTGCTGCGTGTTTTCTTTTACACGCAAGGAGTTTGAATGAACGACAATCAAAAGATCGATCGCAGCAGCGATCAATATTCCGAAATTTATCAAAACTATCTTCGACTTGGTCATCGCAAGTTGGATCAAAACGAAATTCGCGCGCTCAGCATTGCAAGTGGTGGAACTGTTTTGCCTCCGACAAGTTGGGCAAAATTTATTGACAATGCAATGGCACAGGACGCAATTCTCAGTCGCGTCCGTCGTGTTGAGACTACAACTGCATTTGTTCAGCCAATCATGACGACTCCGCCAGCAATCAACACTGGAGTCGCTGAAGCAAGTCTCGGCGCGACTGAAGCAGATCCTGCTTTTCTCAAGCCATATCAGGGCACAAGTGGCACGACTAAGTACACATTTAGCCTGAACAAGATCACATCTTGGCTCAAAGTGTCAAACGAACTCTTGAGCGACACCAAGGCCGCCGCAGATATTGAAACATACTTGCGCCAAGAATTAGTCATGGGTTTGATGGATGAAGTCAATCGTCAAATCTTAATGGGCGCAGGCAGCACAGAATGCCAAGGCTCATTCAACAGTGCGAAACTTTATTCCCGCACTGCGTCGACTGGCTTTGCGACAACCAACACCATCAAGGATGTGATCAGTGCCGCTTGGCTTTCAAGCGCAAGCACCTTTTCTCCATTGCCTTATGAGAGTTGGCGCAACTGTGTTGCCGTAATCAATTCCCGCACTATGGCATCATGGGATCCATCGGCGTTCCCAATCTTGTTCCCAACTATGTCGGGATCAATGAAAGAGGGAACGACCTACGAAGGTTTGCCAGTCATCTATCACCGACTCTCCACTGGAACTCCTACGACTGGCGACACGATCTGTCACTTCTTTGATCCGAGCAAATATCTATTGGCTACGAATTTCAACGGATTTTCAGTTGCTCGATTCGACGAGTCCCTTGCCGACAACGATCAGGCATTGTTCGTTGCGACAGTTCGCGTGGACGGCAGCATTTTACATTCTTCGGGCGTGCTCAATGTGAACCGCTCTTAAAACTTTTTCACAGACATTCACCGTCGAGCGTGCGTGTCTGTTGCCCCAGCGTTGGGGTAATCGACTCTCGCTCGGCACAACAATAAGGAATTTTTATTATGGCAAACGATAGTGGATACAAGGCACTTGTAGAAAAGATGGGCGCTGTGTACGCCGAAATGAAGAAGATGTGCGACGACGCGAACGATAGCGGCGAAGGCATGTCAGACGCTCTCGAAGCGAAGTACAGCGCGTTGAAGATGCAATACGCATCACTCACAGCGCAACGACAACGCAGCGACGAACTGATGAATGTTGGCGCAAGTTTTAAGGCTGACGCTCCCGAGGCTCCTAAGCAAGTTCGACATTTGCCTGGTGCTGAGAATGCATCCAGCAAGTTTGGTCGCAACACCGACACAGACGAATATCGAAACGCTTGGGGTTCATACATTCGCTCTGGTGAATATACGAATCCGCTAGAGATCCGCGCAATCAGCGAGGCTTCAGGCGGCACAGTGTTGCCACCACTCGAGTTTCACAATGCGATCACCACTCGTCTCAAGACGATGACCGCCATTCGACAGATTGCCAAGGTAGTAACCATTGGCAGTTATGCGCGTGAGTTTGCCGTTGACGATACAGCGGGTTCTGCGACATGGGCTGCGGAAGCCGCTTCGTTTACGGAGACTGGTCAAACTTTCAAGAAGGTGACTTTGACACCTGCGAAGTTGACTGCTCTCTTGAAGGTCTCGAATGAACTCGTCGAAGATGCTCCAGCGCGTGGCGCGGGATTCAGCATCGAGTCGATTCTCACCGAGTCTTTCGCTCGTATGTTTGCTCAAGCCGAAGAAACTGCTTTCTGTGCAACTTCAGCCGTCACCTCAGGCCCGCAGAATCCTCTGCTGTCCTCAGGCGCGGGCATCACCACTGGCAAGACGACTGCGTCAAACAGTGCAATCACAGCTGCTGAAGTGATCGATTGGGTTTACTCACTGCCTCGTCAATATCGCGCAAATGCCAGCATCTTGGTTCACGATGCGACTCTCGGCAAGTTGCGCGCGCTCGGCGCAGTAGGTGGAACTGTGAATTACTTCTGGCAAAATTCAGGCGCACTCGGTGAGCCTGATCGATTGATGGGCATTCCTGTTTACGCATCTGCCGCAATGCCAGTTATGGCGACGACTGCAAAGATCGGCGTGATTGGCGATTTCGGAAACTATTCCGTTCTCGCAGAACGCGGCACTTACAGCATGCGCGTCTTGAAAGAATTGTATACGGCGAGCGGACAGACTGGATATATCGCAAGCACGCGTTGCGATTTTACTGTGACGCTAAGCGAAGCATTCAAGGTTTTTGCTTGCGCCACCTAATCACTGAATTGAATTGACTCAACCCTCGGCTCGCAGAAATGCGTGCCGAGGATTTATGCGAAATGTGAAGATGATCCAAGGAGTTGTGACAGCGACTGGCGTTCACGCGCCGGGCGAAGTCATCGCCGTCGACGAGCGCACAGCGATCGAGTGGCTCGCACTCGGTTACGCCGAGCGTGCCGACTCCGACGATGTGCAGTGTTGCTCGCGGGCCGTGCCATGCAAGGCTGTGAAGAAGGGAGCGACACCGCGATGAGCCGAAGCAACGCCGCCGCCGCGCTATTGTTTCGCCGCAAAGGCGACGGCTCCACGCTGAATTTGGATTTCACAGGTGGCTCTTTGGATCCCCGCGTGGTGCTGACACGATCAGCCAACACGGCGACCTACATCAATTCGTCGGGCTATGTCACTACGGCCATGGCGAATGAAGCGCGCTTTGATTACGACCCAACGACGCTTGCGGCAAAAGGGCTTTTGATTGAGGGAAGCGCAATAAATTTATTTACTTACAGCGCAGATTATACAAATGCCGCGTGGTCAAAAGGTGATATTACGGCTACGGCGGCAAGCGGAACAAGTCCCGAAAATGTAAATACAGCAGTTTCTATTTTTGAAAATGGGACAGCCTATGCAGAACATATTTTACAACAAAGCCGCGCTGTATCAACAGGAAATGTATATACATTTTCTTTATGGGCAAAAGAGCCGACATCAAATAGTCGCAGATATTTGATTATGCAAATCGCAGACGGACAAGCGACAGCCGCTAGATTCACAATCAATATTGATTTGCAAGCGGGGACAATACTTACAACTGGAACTATTAACGGCATAGCCGGAGCGCCTACGGGTACTGCCTCATCAATTACAGCATATGGAAATGGTTGGTATCGATGCACTGTGACTATGAATTGCATCGGTGGAACTGCTTATATTGCATCTAAACTAAATAATGGCGCAACA